CACTGCATTTTTAACTTCTACTTTAGAGTACCAAGCAACATCTTTCTCACCTCAGGAAATGATGTACGATTCAAGCAAGCAATTCCTTAGCACTGAAATTGCAAGAATGATGAACGTGCCTGCTATTTATTTATCAGCAGACATGAATTCAAGTTATACATACACCAACGTTTTAGATTCACGTAAAGATTTTCTGGCTTACACTTTACAACCTTACATCTCTGCCTTAGAGGACCGTTTATCAATGGATGATATTACGGCACATGGAAATCAAGTAAAATTTGCAATTACTGACACATTTCTTCGTCAAGACCCATTGGCTGAATTAGCAGTGATTGAAAAGTTGTTATCTCTTGGACTTATTACCACAGAGCAAGCAATGGAAATGACAGACCAAACACCTAATGGAAATGGCGGTATGTAATGTCAGAAATGATGACATTTACCCTAGAGGCAGCAGAACTTACTGCTTCAGTTGAAGAAAGAACAATTAGCGGCAAGATTGTTCCAATGGGAACAGGCGAAGTGGGAAATACTTCAGCAGGCGCAGTTATTTTTGAACGCGATTCAATAGAGATACCAGAACCCAAGTCCATCCGCCTTTTGGCGCAACATGACATTAAGCAACCTCTGGGTCGCGCTCAATCCTTTGAAACACGTTCAGACGGCGTTTATGCTGTTTTTGCTTTAAGTCGCAGCAGCAAAGCAACAGACTATTTGCTTATGGCACAAGAAGGTTTAGTTACAGGATTAAGTGTTGGCGTAGAAGTTAAGTCATCAAAGCCTGCACGCAATGGCGTTATGCACGTTACATCAAGTGTTTTACGCGAAGTATCTGCTGTAACAGAACCAGCATTTAAGTCAGCGCAAATAACAAAAATTTCGGCGGAAGAATCTGCAACAGCAGAAGAAATTGTCGAAGAAAACCAACTAACAGAAAGTGAGGCCGTCGTGGAGAATACTCCAGCAGAGGCAACAACTCCTGAGGTCGAAACCCCTGCGGTAGAGGCCTCACGTCCAACAGTTAGCGTTACATCAGTACGCGAGCGTGTTGCACCAATTACATCATCACAATACCTAGATGCAAGCATCAAGGCAGCAATGGGTGACGATTCAGCACGTCGTACAGTTTTAGCGGCTGATGATTCTACTTCAACAAATACAGGTTTGACATTACCATCACACCTAAATACTTTCCTAACAGATACATTCTCAGGCCGTCCAGCATTTGACGCTGCAACTCGCGGTTCACTTGCAGGAATTGATGGAATGTCATTTACAATTCCACGTCTTTACACAAACGCTTCTTCAGCAAACGTTGCACCAACAGTTGCAGCAGTTAACGAAGGTGCAGCAACATCAGAAACTGGGATGACTTCAGTTTATGACACGATTTCGATTCAGAAATACAGTGGCCTCAATGAAGTGAGTTTTGAACTCATTGACAGAAGTTCTCCTGCATTTATGGAATTGTTAATGGCTGAACTTCGCAAAGCATACGAGAAGGCAACAGATACAGCACTTCTTACAGCATTTGGAACATCAGGAACAGTTGCAGCAACAACAGCAGCAACAGCAGCAGGATTGCAATCATTTATTGCAACTGAATCAGCAGCAGCATACAAGGGAACTGGTGGCGATTACGCTAACAAACTTGTTGCTTCTACTGACCAATGGGCTGCAATCATGGGATACGCAGATGATAATAAGCGTCCTCTCTACGCAGCAGCACAACCACAAAACGCATCTGGTGCGGTTTCACAAGGTTCAACAATTGGCAACGTACTTGGTGCGGATTTAATTGTGGACCATAACATCACAACGGCTGGTGTTATTGATGATTCAGCGTTCCTAGTTGCTCCAGGTTCTGTTTATACATGGGAATCACCAACAACTAATCTACGCGTTAACTTGCTTGGTACTGGCCAAATTCAGATTGCATTATATGGTTATCTTGCAATTTATGTTGGCAAGTCTGGCAAGGGCGTACGTCGCTATAACCTTACTTAATAAGTAAGTAACTAAGTCGCTGGGAGTGGGGCGCAGCCCTTGCCTCACTCCCAGTCTTTAGAAAGGATTAGAAATGTCACTATGCACAGTTGCAGAACTTCGCTCAGCACTTGGAGTGGGAACGCTATATAATGACGCGACCCTTCAAACAACATGCGACGCAGCAGATGACGTTCTTCTTCCGATGCTTTGGACTCCACAATGGTATGCAGTAGCACATAGCAACATTGTAGGAACAGGTACTTTATACTTTGATATTTTAGTAACAGACATTTTTTATGTTGGACAAACTGTAACTATTGCTAATTCTGGAACTAAATACAACGGCTCAAAAACAATAACTGCCGTTGGTGAAAATTCAATTTCAGTTACAACGACTCACACAGTCATTCAGCCAAAGCATCCCATTGAACCTTTTGGCTCAGTAACAGCAGAAATTTACACAGACTGGACAGCAGATGATGCAGTTCAAGAAGCAGCACTTATGCTTTCGGTTGACATTTGGCAGGCACGACAAGCAAGCAATTCAGGTGGCGTATCACCAGACTTTGCTCCATCGCCTTACCGCATGGGAAATACACTTATGGCACGCGTTCGAGGATTGATTGCTCACGCACTAAGCCCTAATTCAATGGTGGGATAATGCCAACAGCATTAACAACCCTTCGCACAACAATTGCCACAGCCTTAGTTGACAATTCACTATGGCAGGTTTTTGCTTTTGTGCCAGCAACAGTTTTAGCCAATTCAATTATTGTTGCGCCTGATGACCCTTATTTAACGCCTAACAATAACCAGCACAACACAATTGCACCAACAGCAAATTTTAAGATTGTCATAACCGTTCCTTTGTTTGATAATGAAGGAAACCTTAATGGAATTGAAACAGCCTTAGTTGGCGTGTTCAATAAACTCGCAGCGTCATCTTTGACGTATAATGTGGGAGCAATTAGCCAGCCAAGCGTTCTAAACGTGGACTCAGGCCAAATGCTTACTTGCGAGATGTCACTGTCCGTACTAACCACCTGGAGTTAATATGTCCGAATGGGAAAAAGAGAACGAGGCCTTCCTGAAAAAAATCGGGCAGGTAACACCAGCACCAAAGTCAGCACCTACTAAGAAAGAAGAGGAATAACCTAAATGGCTGTATTTCTAAACAACAAGGTCGGCGTTAAGGTTAATTCCGTTGACCTTTCAGACCACGTAACATCAGTAACTTTGAACAGAAATTTTGACGAACTAGAAATTACAAGTATGGGCGATTCTGCACATAAATTTGTAAAAGGTTTGGAAGCATCTTCTGTAACACTTGATTTCCTAAACGACACAGCAGCAGCAAATGTTCTTGCAACATTGCAAGCAGCATGGGGAACAACAGTAACAGTTGTTCTACTTCAGGAAAAGGGAACAGCAGTTTCTGCTACAAATCCCCTATATACTATGAGCGTTCTTGTCAATGGAACAACCGATATTAACGGTGCAGTCGGTGACATCAGTTCTCAAAGTCTAACCTTTAACTGTAACTCAACAGTTGCAGTAACAACAACAGGCACATTCTAAAAACAAACTAAGGGGCAAAAAATGGCTAAGTTAAAAGTAACAAGGGCAGATGGAACAATTGGAGATTATCCAATTACACCATTGGTGCAATATGGTTTTGAGATTTACGCTAAGAAGGGCTTTCACAAAGCGTTTATTGAAGACCAAAAGCAAAGCGATATTTTTTGGTTAGCCTGGGAATGTATTCGCAGGTCTGGTGAGACTGTTCCCATGTTTGGAGAAAAGTTCATTGAAACTTTAATTAACGTTGAAGTTCTTGATGACGATTCCCCGAACTAGGGCGCGATTCCATCACCTACCTTCTCGCTAAATTAAGCGTAAGGATAGGAGTCGCGCCGCAACATTTGTTAGAACTTGATGAAGTAATGCTAAAGAACTTGATAAAGGTTCTTCAGGACGATGCTAAGGAGATAAGAGATGCCAACAGAGGTCGTAGGCGCTCTGGCTCTTCGTAAAGCATTAAGAGATTATGCACCTGATTTAGCAACTGAACTTCGCAAAGAAGTTGCTGCTGCATTAAAGCCAGTTGTTGCTCGCGCACGCGGCTATGCTCCAAGTGATTCAAATATCATGAGTGGATGGCAACGTCGTTCATTTTCT